GACGCCACCGCCGCTGCCGCCGCCAATGATTTCACTCGGTGCAATGCCGTCTCAACCTGTAATGACATCTTCATTTGCTCCAGACTTACAGTCCGTTGGCACCGCCGCAGCCGCCGCCACCCCCAATATAACACATCTTGCGGATATGTATAACAATACCGTTTCTTCAGCAGTCGATGCAGTAACAGCGGCGACAAGCGAACCGCCATTACATATTCCTACAAAACCAGAAGACTATCTCCCTTCTATTTTTATCAAAGAAGAACCGCCTCATGGCTGTCTTAAAAATGGGAAAAAACCGACGTTTCGCGAATGGGCGACGAATATACTCAAAAAGCCAGTAGACACAATCAAGGATATGTTTGGAGGAGGGGGTGCGAGTGATGACGGGAATGCGTCATTGGCTGGCAACGTCTCTTCAACAGATAATCAGCAGCAGAGCAGCGTCGGCGGTCTACATGCGAATTTGAACCCCGAACAAGTCGCTGGTATGCGTGTAAAAATACGTAAAACTCATAAAAAACGATTCCGTATCGGGAAACACGATGATGTTGTCGGTGTGTTATTAAAAAATAAACAGACACAGCGGCATATCCAAAGCCAGCACCTTACACTAAAACAAAAAACAATCGGCGAAATTCGTAAATATCTATACGAACATCATTTACTGAAAATCGGGTCGAATGCGCCGCCTGATGTGTTACGGCGAATGTATGAAGATTCGATTTTGACCGGCGATGTCAAAAATACGAATAAGGATGTATTATTACATAATTTTATGTCGGGGGGTAGTGGTGAATAACGACAATCCGGCGGCACGCATCAACAATGCGGCACGCATCAACAATCCGGCACGCATCAACAATCCGGCACGCATCAACAATGCGTGCATATATAAACCGTATTCTCCGGCATCGCGTGTGTATCCCCCCCTCCCCCATTTCCATTTGGAAACAACAAATCCTCCAGTGTGCGACCATGAATATGAAACTTTCGAGCCTTTTTCAGCAGAATTGGTATATCGCGTTGCTGACGCGTTTGAACAAGGTCATCATAAATAAACTGAATCATATGTTCAACCAAATGCGTCTCAAGGAGTTCAAATTTTGGGTCGATTCTACCAATATTATCGATGTCGCATATATCGCTACCCACGTTAATATTGCGCCTAGTATTGTTAATGTTATTATTATTGGCACGGTCATTCGGGTTATAATAATCAGCAATTCGTATCGGTATATTACATTTATAGTTCCAGAATGTGTCACAAGAAATACGGACATCAAGGGTAATCATGTTGATATTGTTCTCGCGTAGTGCGTTCATTGAATTATTTGTATTGGTAAGCAAATATATAATACTAATAAGGTTCGTTTAAGTCGGTTTATAGGGCATGCGACCGCGTAAATAACATAAACCGATTGTGATAATATATACTAAACTGCATAGCATCCGCATTACTAATGGACATTTGTATCCGCATCCCCGGTTCGACCGCATGGACTTCGTCTGTTTCTCGTGTCACTCCTGCAATTCGCGATGCTTATGTTGAATATAAAGAACGTCCTCATTATTATCGAGAGACGCCTTATCTCTCGAGAGAATATATCGTATATCGCCCCGATAATGACCCCTATTTGCCGACATATATCGCACGGATTGCGGATATTCCCGCGTTACATCATGTAGTGGAGAATCGGCCAAGGCCTGCTAATAACAATAATAATAACAATAATAATAACAATAATATAATCGTCACCCGAGAGATTCACGAATCAGCGGATAATGCTGGATTGGCAATCCCTATTATAGATATGAATGATATTTCGGTTTTTATCGTTGATAATCCTGCGATGACTCGTGCGAATTGGGTATCGGCTCGACCTTATCAAGCGTGGGCCTATCGCGATTTTATGTATGACCTTCATAGAACTACCCGAAAATCATATATGTCGCGTAACACGGTGCCTCTTTTATATGAATCAAATGCCAATATACTCGCGAATCAAATCGTAACGATCGATGTCGCAAACATCTCGCCGAATATCGTGTTTAATCTCTCTCGAAACGAGAATAATAGCGTGTATTTCGAGAGAAATGACTCTTCGGCGTCACGAACCCGTATTTGCGATAATGAATATACTCGGGCTGGTTATCTTGGGTTTTATACACGGATTACAATGGATCCAGGGATGATAGTTATCCCCCCTCCGTTGGCGGCGGCGGCGTCGACGTCGCTTCTTTCAATCGCACACCTCCCTGACCCCGAAGAAACCGACGATGAAGAGCACCAATGTATAATGTGTTTCAAGTATCGCGTTAATGCTCGATTCTCACCATGCGAGCATAAGGTTAGTTGTTCGATATGCTACTCCAAAATGGCGAAAAATGAATGCCCTGTTTGTCGTGCGAAGATTACGCGGGTTATGAATGTGTAATAAAGGCATAACACGAGAGATATATAACCTTGACGTCGATTCGTTCGTTCGTTCCTTAATAAGTCTAAAACGCAATGGCACTTATTAAAGAGTATTTTACATTAACCGATAAATATACGGCGGAATATGGGCCGAATACTGTAGTTCTGCTTCAGGTAGGGGCATTCTTTGAAGTTTACGGACAAATAATTACTCCGGCGACCACTGGCGGCGTCACGTGTATAGGAAGCCGTATCGATGACTTCTGCTTGATTTGCGAACTCGCAAAAGCGAACAAAATCCCAGGCATCGTTATGGCGGGGTTTCGTGATTATGGACTGGATAAGTATTTGAAGAAATTACAAGATGCCGGATATACCGCGGTTGTATATGTTCAGGATGGCGTGAAGAATCCGCCAGTGCGGATATTACAAGGGATTTATTCGCCGGGGACGTTCTTTTCGACGGATATTACATCTAGCGGCGGCGGCAGCGGCGGCGGCGGGTCGGCTCTATCGAATAACATCGCATGTATCTGGATTGATAAAATCTCTCGAACACTCTCATCGGGAAGCAGCGGCACGCTCATCATGGGAATGACAAATGTAGATATTTATACGGGACGTGCTACTATTTTTGAAACAGAGAATAAAGACTCTCATAATCCAACTACATATGATGAAGTCGAGAGATTTATCTCGTCATATCTTCCGTCGGAGGTTATTCTAATATCCAATCTCTCGGCGAAAGAAGTGGAAGATGTCATTCATTACACAAATATTCAGGCGAAAGTGATTCATCGTGTAGCGACGACGGACGCGACGACGGACGCGACGACGGGCGCGAGCGAGAAAGCCGAGAGATGCACGAAGCAAATTTATCAAATGGATGTATTGAATACATTCTATCCGGATGGACGGGCTAAATCTCTCGAACAATCATTTATGAACTATTCTATTGCGACGCAATCTCTTGTTTATCTCTTAAACTTCATCTATGAGCATAATCCAAACCTCGTTTCGAAGATCCAAGAACCGTTATTTGAAAACATGTCCGAGAGATTAGTCCTCGCCAATCATTCTCTCCGTCAATTGAATATCATCGATGATGCTGCTGCTATGGGCGGAAACGGAGCGAGTGGTGTCGGCAGTCGCCTAAGTTCTGTATTGTCGCTCTTGAATCATACAGTCACGCCAATGGGGTCACGTGCCTATAAACACACAGTTCTACATCCAACATTCAACGAGACAGCACTTGAGGCGGATTATTCTATTACGGAACATCTTCTTGGTCAAAAGGAACAGGATTCGTTTGATGTATTACGAGAGAAATTGGGGTTCATGAAAGATATCGAGAAATTACACCGTCATATTATTCTACGCAAGATTACCCCGTATCATGTATATTGTTTATTTCATAATCTTCGCCATATTCGCGACTTGTATTCGAGTTGTTCGAGAGATTCGACGATAATGAAGTATCTCGCCGAGAGACACCGTATTCGGGATGATATTGTCCGGAAAAGCACCCGCCTTCTGGATATGTTCGAGAAGACGCTGAATATTGAGGTGTGCGGCGATATTAACGACACATTATTCGAGACGAATATCATACAACGCGGAATATCGACGGAGTTGGATAAAGTAAGCGATGATTACCGGATGACGCAGAAATCTCTCGGCGAAGTCCAGCGGATATTAAACGAATTAATCTTGGCTGGAGAACAAAAGTCGGCGAGTTCAGGCGCCGCTGCTGAACTAGACTATGTTAAAGTCCATGAAACCGATAAAATGGGAATCTCACTTCAGGCTACAAAACGCCGCACTAAAATACTAGAAGACCGTATTAAAAAACTCCCGTTGGACAGGAAAGTCATCCCTATCGTTTTAGACGCCGCACAGCACCATACATTCATGTTCGATACATGCGGGCTTACATACCCCGCCGCATCCGGAAGCAATAATGCGATTCATAGTCAGCAAATCTACGAATTATGCTCGGCGGTTGTTTCGTTACGTGCGAAAATATCGGGGTTGGTGATGACCGTGTATAACCATTTCATTGTGTCACTCCACGAATACTATCACGACTTCGAAAATATGATTGCGTTTGTAGGCGCGGTGGACATGATACAGAATAGGTGCTATGTCGCGCGTAAGTATAAATATTGCCGGCCGGTGGTGATTGCGGAGGGCGCGGCGTCGTTTGTCCGCGCAACAGGGCTTCGCCACTGTCTTATCGAGAGACTCAACAAGGATGAATGTTATGTAACAAATGATGTATCTCTCGGCGGGGATGGTATGCTCCTTTATGGAACCAATGCTGTCGGTAAAACAAGTCTCATCCGCGCAATCGGCGTAGCTGTAATTATGGCACAGGCGGGATTTTATGTCCCCGCCTCATCGTTCGTGTTTCGACCTTACCGTGCGATTATGACCCGCATTCTAGGAAACGACAATTTGTTTAAAGGTCTCTCGACCTTCGTGGTTGAAATGTCCGAACTTCGCGTGATTTTACGGATGGCCGACGCGAATACTCTCGTATTAGGCGATGAGTTATGCTCTGGGACAGAAATGGACTCGGCGATTAGTATTTTCGTCGCGGGTTTACAGCATCTCTACCGTAGCGGTGCGTCGTTTATCTTCGCAACCCACCTCCATGAAATCGCGGGGTATTCCGAAATTCGAGACATGGCATCGCGTCTTCGTCTCGCACATATGCGTGTGTTTTACGATAAGTCACGCGATACTCTTGTTTATGACCGGAAGTTACAGGACGGTGCGGGAGAGAGCATGTATGGACTAGAGGTGTGTAAATCTCTCCACCTTCCTGCGGATTTTCTGGAAAACGCGAATACGATACGCGTCAAGTATCGCGGGGTAAGCACGAAGACACCTACGGCAAGCATATTGAATGACGCAGTGCCATCGCGGTATAATGCCGCGAAACTGCGGCGATTGTGCGAATTATGCGAGAAGGCACGTGGGACAGAAGTCCATCATCTCCAACATCAAGAGAGTGCCGATGCGGATAATTTTATCGGACATATTCATAAAAACCATCCCGCCAATCTGGCGTCAGTTTGCGAAGACTGTCACCGAGAGATTCACGCGATGGGCGTGGAACACGTGAAAGTGAAAACGGGAAGGGGGGTGCGGATAGTGGCGAAGCCGGCGAAGGCAGGAATATCGGGCGGGACAGGGACAACCGCATCATAAACCTTATTATCTATCCATATTATAATTGTGTTCAATAGACGTGTCAATCAATCAATGGATCGTATTTCAAACGCACTCTCTGCGATAAAAGACGCAGGTGTCAACAGTTCGACCACCCTCAAAGGAACCACTTTAGGTGAATCGTTTTTCAGGAACATCGGTGCGATTTTAGTCGTCGTTATGATATTACTGGGTGGAATTATATATATCGACTTGGCAGCGGGTGGGGCAGCGGGGGCAGCGTCGGGGGCGGCGGGGGCAGCGGGGGCAGCGGCGCCGCATACAGAAAAAAAACTACACATCGAACTTAATAATCTACTCGGGATGACATCGCGGACTCTCCCCACCGATGTTCCATGGACCGCACCCGCAATCAGCATTCGAAATGAACTTAAAGAGGCGTTTGGTTCTCGATATACCGAAAAGGAACTTGAGAATATACATACGTCATGTAACGATTCTTTTTGTGTTATGAACCAGAAATCCCCAGAAGAATTAGAGCGGGCATGTAATTCACTTAGCACGAAACAGATGTGCGGAACGAAATGCTGCTGTGGATGGACGAAATATACGGGATTCGAAGGCGATAATGATCCTACGGTATTGATGAACACCGCGGAGGCAAATATCGCTGACCCAAGCGGGCGGTCGGCGGAATCGATCGTTCCGGGCAAATGTGTGGCGGGCAACGCGAAACGGCCGTATGATATTAAGGACGCCGTCAACAACGACCGTGATATTGCGTATTATTACTATTTAGGAGAGTGTGTTGGTGGGCGCGGATGTATGAAACGGGGCGGGGTTGTCGGTGCATAGCCTATATTCTTCTTTGTATATTATATAACATGGTGGCAACAATGCGAAAATATAGGACGATGCGTCGTAATCGAACCCAGCGATTGAAAGGTCAACGAGGAGGATATAGAATCCCTTCTTCTCGGTCTCCCGCTCGGTCGTCGCCTTCTCGGTCGTCGACTCGTCGGCGAAAACCATTGTAAAAATTGATATATAAAAACAATATGTTATCATATATCAATACGCATCATTCACCATGATTATCCCCGTTAAATGCTTCACTTGTGGCAATGTTCTCGCCGACAAATACCGTTATTATTTAGCCGAAGTGCGTAAAATCAAGCTTTCGCGTGACCTCGATGTGGATAAAGTCATTTATTTGACGGCGGAATATATCGACAAGACGCCGGAAGGCGAAGTCATGGACACGCTCGGTCTTACAAAGATGTGTTGTCGCCGCCATATGCTCACTCACGTTGATATTATCTAAGGCATATCTCTCTAGCAGCCTCGGTATTTCACTTATTATTTTTCTAATCGTATAATAATAAGTATATAATGCCATCATCAAGTAAAAAGTATCGTCGCCGCAGCCGCAGCACTAAACGCAAGACGACATCTACGACTTCTCGGTCGAAGACCTGTAACGGCGGCCGCCGAAAGGGGTCGCGTTCGAAAACGCATAAATGGCATCAAAAGGGGTGCCAATCTGGCGGTGGAAGTATGACCGGCGGATCGCCATGGGCACCGAGTGATGTTCATCCTCAAACCGAAGGCCTCAATATCCCTCAAGCAATCAACGGAAATCATTATGCTCTCAATACCGATATAATGGTTCGGCCTCAAAGCAGTAATCATCTCGCGGAAACGGGACTCTTCAGTGGCGGACGCCGCCGCCGTAAACTCACCGCCAAAGAACGCCGACGCCGTCATCGCCGCTTCATCGGTGAGCAACATGGTGGAAAAGCCGAATATTTACCAGAAACCATCAACGCTACTGTGCGCGGTGCAGTTGAAACTCCTGCCATGGTTGCCAACACACTACAGGGTGCATCTACAGGATTCGTAACATCAAACCCCACAATCCAGCCGATTGGATTACCTGTTCAATTGAAATAATCATCATTTTTAGCGTATTATTTGTATCTTTATTGAAATACTAATAATACGATATTTCGTATATATATACAATATATACATCCTTAATCCTTAATCCTTAATATGGACGGAATCATCAATAAGGTGCGGTCGCTATGCACCCCCGCACTTATTTTTTTCATTCTCTCGGTGCTTTCCATATTTATCATGCTTTTCGACAATTTGGAAAACACGCATTCTTACTGTTTCGGCAACGTGAGTTGTAATGTCGCAAATACATCCACTATTTTTATCGTGGAAATATTATTTATCGTTTTTTGGACATGGATATTAAACTTCATTTGCTCTATGGGTTATGTTAATTTCGCTTGGTTTGTCCTGCTGTTCCCTTATATTTTATTATTCGTTCTTCTTTTGTTCGGTGCTGCTGAAATCCGTAACACGACCGAGATAAACGATGCGAGTGTGGCAATTGTCGTCCGCCCAAATAATGACGCATTTTCTGGAATGCCGATGCGATTTTAGCGTAACAATATAAACATTGCGTATTATGAATATGTAAGTATATAATAGTAACAGTATATACATACTATGGATTCTGACCCAGAATTGCCGTGGAAAGTCATCCAACGTCTATTCGATGACGACCCGCAAATGATGGTTCGTCATCATATCGACTCATACAACGACTTCTTCGGAAAGGGAATTTATAAGATATTTCGCGAGAGAAACCCGATTATTCTTCAAAAAGAGCAAGACCCCGATACACAGGAGTTCAATCTACGCTGCGAATTATATTTAGGTGGAAAAAATGGCGACAAGGTCTATTTCGGGAAACCGATTATCTACGACGATGACCGCGAGCATTACATGTTGCCAAACGAGGCCAGATTGCGTAATATGACATATGGCACCACCATACATTATGACGTCGATGTCGTATTTAAGATTGCCGTTCCAGACACGGAGGGCGGGGGCGGCGGGGGCGGCGGGGGCAGCGGCGGCGGCACTCGAATGGAAGTCACGACCGCCACACTCGAGAGAATTCTTCTCGGCAGATTCCCTATCATGATTCAATCGAATCAATGTATTCTACACGGCCTTGAACCGAAAGCCCGTTTTTATATGGGCGAGTGTAAAAATGACTACGGCGGGTATTTTATTATCGACGGCAAAGAAAAAACGATTATCTCGCAGGAGAAATTCGCGGACAATATGCTTTATATTCGTGAAAACGGCGAAGACAATGTTTATACTCATGCGGCGGATATTCGCACCGTTAGTGAGGACGCGTCCAAACCCGAGAGAACGCTGTCCGTCCGCATCGTCGCGCCCACTACACTACTTACCAACAAACAATTCGTCGTTAATATTCCAAATGTCCGTTCACCCGTCCCGCTTTTCATCGTAATGCGCGCACTCGGCGTCCTCTCTGACCGCGACATCCTCGAATTCTGTCTACTCGACCTCGATGAAAACGCCGAACTACTCGACAATTTTATACCCTCCATCCACGACGCGAATAAAATATTCACACAAGAAGGTGCGATTAAATTCATCGCCACGCTTACAAAATCCAAAACCATCCCCCAAGTCCACGATATTCTCATGAATTATTTCCTGCCTCAGGTTGGCGAGACGAATTATATCCAGAAGGCATACTTTCTCGGGAATATGGTATATAAATTACTACGGGTATCTCTCAAAATCGACCCGCCAACCGACCGCGACAGTTTCAAATTCAAGCGAATCGAATTAAGCGGAACTCTTATTTATGACCTCTTCAAGGAATATTACGCGCTTCAACAACAACATATCCGTCTCTCGATGGACCGCGAATATTTCAAAGACCCGAAGAAATACGAGAAGAATTTCGTCGGCCTTATCCAGATGAACTACCAAGAATTCTTCCGCGAACGCATCGTAGAGACCGGATTCAAAAAAGCATTTAAAGGAAACTGGGGTGCCACGGAACATACTAAGCGGATTGGGGTCATCCAAGACCTGAACCGACTTTCTTATAATTCGTCGCTATCGCATCTGCGTAAAATCAATCTGCCGATGGATAGCAGTGCGAAAATAGTGAAACCGCGTATGCTTCACGGGTCGCAGTGGGGGATGATTGACCCTGTGGATTCACCGGATGGTGCGAATATCGGGTTTCACAAACATCTCGCATTTGGTGCGCGGATTACGAATCAGTGCTCGGCATACCCGATGATGCAGTGGTTACGCGAAGTTGTCAAGATACATTTACTAGAGGAATGTACGCGGATGTTTCTTCATTATACCACGAAAGTGTTTGTGAATGGCACTTGGATTGGAGCAGTGACGCGACCAGACGAAACGATACGCTTGATTCGGCTTCACCGTCGTAATGCGTTAATTCCTATTTATATAAGTTCGCGTTGGGATATTAAAAATAACGAGATTCATATATTCACGGATGCGGGGCGCTTATGCCGACCCATTTTCTACATTGACGAAGATACCGGCCGCCCAAGTTACGATAAAGACGAAATATTGGAAATGATTCGCGCAGGAAAGGCGTCGTGGGAGCAAATGACGACGGGTTTCACCGCAAAATCTGACCCGACATTTAATCCATCACACTGTAATTATTATACCATCGATGAATTATACGGTCACGCACATGATACATCCGCCTTGTCGGCGAAACAACAAGTTCGCGAAGACGCCGCGCGTGTGAATACAATCGAGGATTTTCGGCGGTTGAAGGCGACACAGGCAATCCTTGAGTATATCGATACATCAGAGACGGAATCCACGCTTATTTCAATGAGCCATAAATTTGAGAGACCGGTAGATGAAAAAAAGGCACACAGCGGCAGCGACAGCGACAGCGACAGCGGCAGCGACAGCGACAGTGGTGGCGACAGTGGCGGCGACGAGAGCGGCCTCGAGGGCGGTGGCCGCGAGGGCAAGAGCCGTGGCAAGCACGGTCGGCGGCATCGGCGGCATCGGCGGCGACTTTCACGAAGGCGTGTTCTTTCAGCCGATGGAAAACAATACACGCATGTCGAAATTCATCCATCGCTTCTTATGGGTGTAATGGGCAATCAAATCTGCTTCCCAGAAAATAATCCAGTCGCACGTAATGTGTTCGGCTGCGGTCAGGCAAAGCAAGCCGCGTCGCTCTATCACAGCAATTACCAAGTTCGTATCGATAAAATGGCGGTCGTCATCAATAACGGCGAAGTCCCTATCGTGAAAAGTCGGTATCTCGACCTCATCAATCACGAGGAACATCCCTGCGGGTTCAACGCAATTGTCGCGATTATGTCGTTTAATGGCTACAACGTCGAAGACTCCATTCTTTTTAATGAGGCAAGCATCAAGCGCGGGTTGTTTCGTATTACATATTATAACATGTATGAAGCACGCGAGGAAAGCAGCAGTGTTCGCGGTTCACAACGTGATACTCGGTTCGCAAATATTCAAAAAGAAGGAGCCATCGGCATTAAACCGGGCTATGATTACAGCTATCTCGACGATAATGGCCTCATTCGAGAAAATACCGAAATGGACGATAAAAAGGTCGTCATCGGGATGGGGTCGGTAAGCATTCAAAATGACGGCGGGCAAATGCGTGATATGTCGACCATGCCAAAAAAAGGACAACTCGGGTTCGTGGATAAAGTATTTATGACGGAGGGCGAAACCGGGTTTCGAATCGGGAAGGTGCGTATTCGAGAAGAACGTTTTCCGTCTATCGGCGATAAATTCTGCTCACGCTGCGGACAGAAGGGAACTGTCGGTTTAATTATTCCAGAGAACGATATGCCATTTACGAAGGACGGGATTCGTCCCGATATTATTATTAACCCACACGCAATCCCGACCCGTATGACAATCGGGCAACTCATCGAATCACTCATGGGTAAAGCGTGTGTTCTTCACGGCGGCTTCGGCAACTGTACCGCTTATACAAACAACGGCACAAAACACGAATCATTCGGGTCGGTTCTTACAGAATACGGCTATCATTCATCGGGAACAGAAGTGTTATACAACGGAATGACGGGCGAGCAAATCAAGAGCGATATTTATATCGGCCCAACGTATTATATGCGTCTAAAACAAATGGTCAAGGATAAAATTAATTATCGTTCGCAGGGCCCGCGAACCCAACTCACGCGTCAAACCGTTCAAGGACGTGCGAATGATGGCGGTCTTCGTGTCGGTGAAATGGAACGTGATGGAATACTGGGTCATGGTGCCGCACATTTCTTGAATGAGTCGCTTATGGTGCGTGGAGATGAATATTATATGGCGGTTTGTAATAAGTCTGGCATGATCGCGATTTATAACCCGAACCAGAATCTCTTCATGAGCCCGATGGTGGATGGCCCGATACAATACTCGGGGAATTTGGCGGATGCGGCGTCGGGGGGCGCGGGCGCAGGTGCGAGTGTTATTCATATGACGAAATTCGGTCGTTCGTTCAGTATCGTCCGCATTCCCTATTGCTTAAAACTCCTTATGCAAGAATTACTCGTTATGAATGTCCAGATGCGGATTATCACCGAAGACAATATCGACCAACTTCCCAGTATGTCGTATTCCAACAACGTATATAAAGTGCTGAAAGACGGCAAAGGCGCAATGGGCGTAGATGATATCATCGAGCGAAACCGTTTGGCTGCTGGTTTGAAACCTCGAATTGCTGCGGCGACGGCTTCTGCTGCTACTTCTTCACAGGCTATGAGCATGGGCATGGATTACGACGCAGAAGAGACTGCGAACGGCAGTCGTGTTTATTTACCAAGCCGCAGCGAAGAACAAGAAGATACGGGCGTGCGATACTTGGCATCGGATATCGTGAACGACGCAGGGAACCACCCATCACAAGACCCAGATGACCATCCTGAAGACTTTATGCCAGGCTTGTTGGTGATCCATAGCGTTCGCATCCGCGGCTTGGGTTGGCGATTTGTAGTGAAAGAAGAGCGCCGACGAGATAAGTCGTTTAATATCGCTGATGTAACTGGTGACGACCTCGTCCTTGAGTCCATTATTTTGGATAAAAATGGAGAACCTACCGAGAGATGGAATATCAGTGGCCGCGAATGGAAGGGTGACTATCCTACACGTTATCCTGATGGATGGTTATCCGATATGCTTCTTTATCCCGACGATACACCTATTTCTCCCGGCGATATGATAGGAGAACTGCGTAAAATACGTAAACCACTAAACTGGGTGTTGGCGATTATTTCATTGATAGAACGTCACGGACGACGGAAGATGGCTCAGCGAACCCAAGCAGAAAGTGTCATGGCGGATGAAAATATACGCAATATTGAGGCAAATCAACGAGAATCCGCGCGGGTATCTGACGAAATTGAACGTGCTCGACGCGAAGGTGATGTCGCATATGAAGAACGCCTTAAAGTACAAATGACGCGGTTGGCGGACGAACGCATAAAGTTGGATTCGGTGCGTCGAGAGATTGAACGGCAAGACGAAGCGGCGGGGGCGGCGGGGGCAGCAGATTATTTTCCCGGAACACCGGGTTATACAAGTTCTAGCCCAGTTGGGGGAGAGGAAGATGACGCGGGAAGGGTTCGAGGGGCGGTTGCGTCATTTAACGCAAAAATGTTGGATAAATATGGCGACGATGACCAAAATATACCCGAAAGTGAAGGTTCTACCCCACGCACACCATCGACCCCCGAATATTCGTCTATCTTTGAAGGCGGCGGACAAAGAGGCGGGAGAAGCGGTGCGCACCAGAAATTCATACCGCAAATTCCACCATCCATCGTGGATAGTTATTTGACGTCTCGTTACGGAACGTCGGCTGCGTCGGCGTCGGCGTCCTCGGTGAATGCGGCGTCAGCGGCACCATTCGGCGTAATGACTGGCGGTATGCCGACAATGAATATTCCGGTCGTAGCCACAATGCCGATGGCCGGAATGATGCCGATACAGCAACAGCAACCGCAGCAGACGCAGACGCAGACGCAGCAAGTCGGCGGCGGCGGCGGGCAGCAGCAACAACAGCAAGTCGGCAGCGGGCAACAGCCAGTAGGAGCAACCCAACCCAACGAGCAAGGCGTAAGGACTTTTTCGGTTACACCATTCAAGACTTAAAACATGATCTGTAAGACTAGACCGAGAGAATGTAAACGGTAGTAAAAATTGAATAATAAAGATTTGTTATTATTATATAGTAGGTCGATTCCATTCCATTCCATTTCATTTCATTTCATTTCATTATGTCTCACGTCAGTTGCGGAACTATTACAACTTTATTCAAATCACGCAATATCCTTCTGGACTTACTCGCTCGTCAAGGTATGGATGTTGCGAATTACACCGACTATGGTGTCGCGGAGGTTCAAACCATGTATGCGAATAACCAGTTGGACATGCTTCTTACCACCGAGAAAGATGTCCATCCCGCAAGGAAGGTATATGTCAAATATTATTTAGCGAAAACGCTTCGCCGAGAGAATCTTAACCATATGATTGACGACCTTTTCTATCTAGAGCAAGTGCTTCAACCCAGCGACACATTGATTATTGTGATGAAGCAGGAAGTGAATGATACCGTCGTGAGTATTCTCAACGAGATTTGGGAAAAAGACCGGATTTTCATCGTGATTCATTCTCTCGACCGACTTCAATTCAATATTCTTGAGCACCAGTATGTTCCAGAGCACGTGGTGTTGACGGACGCCGAGCACGAAGCAGTCCTCAAGAAATACAATATCACAGATACGAAACAGATGCCGAGCATTTCGCGGTATGACCCCGTCGCACTTGCGATTGGCATGCGACCCGGGCAGATTTGTAAAATAACGAGACCGAGCAAGACGTCGGTTACAAGCCAGTTTTATAGGTATTGTGTCGCGAATTAGCGTATCCACAGAATGACCTAATTATTTTTTATCACGACAATATAACTGTTATATTATCGAGAATAGATGGCGTGTAGAACTAACGCACTGTTTTATCTTGAAGCAAGAGGTACAACCAAACAAACCGCGAATGATAGCACGATAAATGTATGTACCGCAACTAAAATTCTTGATAGATTACATAGCGAATTTACAGCTAAGTATACAGCACCGACTACTGATGCAAGTAAGAACCCCACATTTTATTTACGAAAACAACCAACTCTTAGCAGCTTTCAAGGCGAAACCACCGCCGGCGAGATAAACCGTTTGAATAAATATTTACAATCGTCCGGGACTGATGACCAATTTTATCGTTCCGCGGTTCATGCTGTAATGAATGGTGTATATAATGCTAGTATACCTCACACTACGTATCTTAATGAAGTAACATCATCCACGAGAAATTTTACTACTACTGATGCCAATGCCAATAATTTTAAAGGTATATATGGCCTGAAGAAGCTCAATGAAGAACTAGAAACAAAAATAGCCGAAAAGGCGAAAAGTCTCTCCACAACAATCGCCGGTTCAAAGTTACTAACCGAAGTACAGCATTACGATACACGTCAAGGCATAAAGACCACATTGGAAGAAATCGCACGCCGAGAGAATGAGATATACCGAGAGAAGTTTTTACACATTATGTTGGTCGTCGTCGGTATATTTTTGGTAAGCAGTCAATTGGTTCGTAAATATTTCTCATTCGGCGGCGGCGGTGGCACCAGTGGCGGGTTTGGGTTTGGAAGCGGAAACTTATTTACAGGATTCGGGTTAGGGTCTGGAAGCGGGTTATTTAGTCGTTTTGGCGGTCTTGGATTGGGTCGTAGCGGACGTTCGCGAATAACCAGCATGTTTTCAAATAATCCATATTCTTTGTCGAACCGTTAGTTTATCATTCGATTTGATTATTATAACATACGTATGTTATAATTATTATACGACACGTATGTTATAATATTTATTATATATAACATAGTGTAATGGATATCCAGCAAGAAATATTGTTTCCAAACGCAACACCAACATCCCTTGATAATTACGAACATAAAGGGCGTCGTAGTATTAAAGAAGGCATAACACTTCAAAACGAGGATGACCTGAATAACGCGATGTCATCGTTGATGACTGAATATGCTAAGGATACTCACCCCAGTAACAATAAAAAGGAAGGAATGCTTACTGGCACATCATTGAATTTGAACCTACTACAAGGCGACCTTATGAACTATGGACGATACGACCTAAACAAGAACCCGGTTCAACCTTTCACCGACCGCATTCAAGAAACGATGGCATCATCCGGCGTTGTATCCTATAAAGAAGGATTAACCAATGACGACAAGTCGTCGACGACGACGACGACGACGACGACAGCGACCGGAACGACCAGTGCGGGCAAAAGTCAAACATTACTGGACCTCGAACGGAAATTAAGCGAACTTACGACCGAATACACGGTTCAGTACCGATTATATACAGAGGATTTACTTACTCGGTCTCGGTTTCTTCAAACAAATACTCAGTATCTAAATAAATTGGTGCGCGACACATCACACACGGGCACTGACGTGAGTGCCGCTTTTTATTACGTAAATCAGTTTGGATACACCCACCGTTATAAGGATTTATCCGCGGTTTTGTTGTATGATGATAAAACATGTCCGGCGATTGCACGCAGCGACGCACTTCCAAGTGATGATAAGATGAACCCGTTTAAGATAACGACCGCGTCGTTTGTCGATATTAGCAGCGGAAGCGTCGGTGGCGGATTTAGTCGATTCTCCGATTTAGCAAGCTATGATATGGCGGGGTATACTCCGTGCATTACAGCTAGAAATGTGAAACTACCCGGCGCGTCATCTTCGGAAGACCAGTTCGCATGGGTTGACGTCGAAGGGAAGAAACGCGTCTACGAAAAAGGGATTTGGCCAGATAAGCGGCACTCGTCATGTCTTACCGCAGTCGTGGGCGAGCCACTTACACTCACCGCCAATCAATATAATTCATTACCCACATCCCAAGATGCCCCTATGAAAGAAAATAGCGAGTGCTTTCGCGCCAGCGTATCGCCCACCATCAATTCTAAAATGGCGGAGATTAAGAAGAAAATCGACGATACCGTCGAGGAAATAAAGAAAGAAAACCAAAACATCCTGAATACTGCGGCAAATACAACAATTGTTAGTCGCGAAAAGACAATGGCCGAAAAATGGGGTTCTATTGACGACGATATTTTAGCCTATATGAAGAAGTTATTAGGGGATTACTATTATCCCGCCGTCTACGCATTCTGGTGCTTTATTATTCTAGTGGCGGTTCTTATGATATTTAAGTTCGCATTCTTATTTGTCTCGCCAGGGGGCGGCGGCGACACAGGCAATGAAGGAAATGCCGACGGTGGCGGAGTTTCTTTACTAGGTATTGTCATTATGGTGCTTATCGTTATCTTTGCCGTGTATTACTACTTTTCATACACTTATAATTTAGATGTAGATATTACGCGAAACGATAGTGTTTATACAGTTGTATAATATTCTATGTTATATGTATCAGTTATAATCCATACATATAACAATATAGAGAAAAATGGGCGACTATTCACGCTTACTGACAAAAATGGCCGAATTGAAGGCGATTGAGAATCAATATCGAACGCTAACAACCACATATAGACCTGCCGCGTCAACCACGGCGGGTGATACATACACAATTACACCGGGTATAAACCCAATTTCAGATACAAAGATGCCGTTAGTGATTCGCCCTGGTGAAGATTACGGCGAGTTTTGGAAGTATGTTGGAGAAGTGAATGCTGTTTCGGGCTCCGACCTTTCCGCAAACTCCCAAAAATGTTGGAATATGGCCGCCAACGATCCGCGTTTGTTCCAAAAAGTAGCGTATACTGGCGTAGCTGGCATAAATCCAGGACAACCTGAGTGGGATAATCGATGCTATGGACTCATACCAGGGGCGCCTGCTGACGCATCGTATACTACTGATTCACCTGGGTATTCTAGCATGGTGGGGAATAAAAATGCCGCAGGGACATCCGCTGGTAATAATGTATACACAAAAATAGGAATAATAGACACCAATGATAAAGTAAATATAGACGCGGCATCCAAAATCGATGACCTTCAAACACGTGTTGATTCTCTCACGCGAGAGATTGCGGCGGCATCTGGCGCCGGTATTAATAGCGAATTAAATACACTTATCGGTTCCGCTGACGATTCAAGCCAACTTATCACAAAAATCAACCAATATATGAATGAGGGTATATCGGCAATTGATGGGTCTTATAACATCATTAATAAGCGCAAGGAGATGAATAATGTGTATGCTGAAATCAACGAACAGACTACACTACGCGCAAGAAAATACAAATTCATCCTTTATGTCGTAGCGGCGGTGTGTCTTATAATCAGTTATCTATCATATACGTCAAAACTATCAATATTAGAACAAATTGACATAATTAAGAATTATGAAGGCTGGGGCTGGTGGACAAACTGGTGGGTCATCACAATCGTCATTATTGTATTCCTTATCTCGTCCTTCGGTTGGGATATGAAAGGCAATGTCATGATGTTGATACGATATTTGACAGACCCGTCATTCTGGACAGGTCAATTATGGTGGTTAGGTGTGACATTTATATTGTTGATTATAGTTTTCTTTTACGCGACATTCAAATCATTTTTCATGGGGATTGATACGGGCATCAAGAGTATTTTATCAAATGTGGATGGCGGCGGCGGCGGCGGCGATGTTTCGGAGTAACATTCTATAAAAATATTCGCTGGTATATATAGTAGATACGTTATTACTATATATATAATGTTTTATCAAAATTCAAATGATTTAGTAAAACATGCGAGTGCGAAATCGGGACATGTTCAAAATTCAAAAGAGACCAGTCGGATGCTTATAACAGAAACGCAGCCACGCCATATAAAAGGTGCAGATACACCTGTAAATTTCGACGATAACAATTCCATGAGTAGCCCGCAGCATTCATCTTTGAGTATTGGCGCACAATTTCAAAATATGATACAGGGGTTATTTTCGACGCCGATAAAAGAAGGTCTAGAAGGGGCTGGGGGTGGCGGTGGCGGCGGCGGCGGTGGCGGTGGCGGTAGCGTGGCTCCTGCTAATCCATCATCTGGTGGCATTAGTGGCACGAATCAAGTTGCCTATGTAAACAACCTGGCCGCACAACATAACCAATATACACGAGAAACGATCGACCATGATATAAAGATAGGTAACATAATCAGTCTAACCGAGAATAGCAACCAAAATCAACGAAATATATGGGTTGAAGTGACTGACTCCTCAGGAATTACAAAATACGGATACATCACACGGAATGGTGTCTTTCAAATATGGCACGTTCCAATGTCGCCATCTTCTAATCCGCCGAATTGGCTTGAAACTGATACGGTAAAACAAAATATGGGCGTTATTGGCTGTCCCGCACAAGCTGGCTCAATACAAAAAATAAAAATCGCAAGAACATGGGAAAAAATTAAGCCGTATGAGTCACTTTACGATGTTGCCGATACTGCCAAATCAAAACCATTTATCATAATAAACGACGCGGTTCGTGACCCCAAAAACTCTGTCCAAGGAAAGGGGCTGTTTTCTTGCGGGAATGAGGGTGGAAACGTATATGTTACAGAGCGTCCATCGGCTGATTTTTATCTCAATGACCCCGATATTAAAATGGGATGCTATGTCCTCGCCGACAACGTAACTGAGGATAATTTGACCGACCGCGGGTTTACGTTTCAGGAGGACTTGCACGAGGCATCTATTTCACAATGCAAGCGTCGTGCAGAGGATTTAGGCAGTTCATATTTTGTGCTATCGGCTAATGACATAAATAGGCCAAATGATAAAGGTGGGTGTTGGGTCTATACCAGCAAAAACAATCTGAACATCAAGGGTTTGCTCGAATTTGACGAATCCGGTCAAAAATGCCACGCCATGGGAAATCCGGAACCAGATGAAGACGGTTATTTAAACGCATACCCAATGTCTAAGTTGAAAAGATTATACGGAAAAGAGACAACGAATCTCGCCAAAACACAACGGTCGGTTTCATTGTATTCCCTGAAAAAGGGCGGACCTAATGGCGTAGATACCACCACCGACCAAAATGGACTCGGCATGGTAGGACGTCTCGCATATATTGACTATAATGGCGAGAGACACGATTATCCAGAGTCGGCTCTTTCATATATGAAACCTTCCAAAAATGCGGCGGGCGAGACACTGCCAGCCGCATATTTAAATTTAGGCGCGTATGATACGCGTTCGATGGAAAGTTCATATAACCTTAAAGAACTATCAACTCCAGGCAGTTTTAGTGAAGCAAGTAATTTGTTATATAAAGCAAGTCGCGATGGTTGGTCGGCTGCTACGTTTCACCGAAACTGCGACAATAAAGGTGCGACTTATACTCGCGCAATCATAACTGATGGCCGTGTCTTGGGTGCGTACACTTCTTTAAGTTGGTCATCTACCATCCAAAATTACCAGCATGATACTACCGCGTTTATGTACGACGGACAAACGAAATATTTTTCTACATATGGTACTTGGGGGGCAGGTCAATATGCGACATATATGAATAGTTCTAATTTTCCAACATTTGGCGGAGGACACGACATGTATATCTCTGGGAAACATATGTATAGTAACTCGTTTACATTTCTTACCGCCGAGTATAAGGGCCCATTTGGACGAAACAAGCAGACATATCAAGATTACCCCCTGAAAGATATAGAAGTTTACGCCGTCAATGCGAAAACGTTCCCAACGACATTAGAATACGCACGCCAACCACGCGCGATTCTAATTGGCGAAAGTGTGGTGGCGTCATTTGATAAGTGCCGCGGATTATGTGACGCCGACGAGAAATGCGGCGGGTTTGTTTATACCAAGGGTAGTGCGGGCACCGACGAGAAATGTGATTTGAAAGACCGCACGAAGATGTACCCGATTGGATTGCGTGTCGCCGACCCGACAAAACAACTCATGCTCAAAGTTCCAACTATCAACGAAACAATCAGCGATAAAGCGTGTAAGGCCGGCAACGGAGCATATAACATGATCAATAGTGTTCATTACCAATATTATCCAGATACTGGCGCGATGATATCGGGTTCAAAATGCGATATTCGTGAACTTATTCCAAAAGACGGGACAACCGAGAAAGTAGACCTGAAACCAATGTACGGTGCTGTAAGTAAAGGGTTTGAAGAAACAGAGAGTAAAATCGCCGAGTACCGTGCTCAAACTGCGATTGCGCCTCCTCCACCCAAGGCGACTACGGGGGCAGAAGGTTTCGGGGTTCTACGTGAAGGCATGCCTCCAACTTCTAGTTACGCAACAACTATGAATGGTGTCGCGGAGGATTTAAAGAACATTGCCAATGCTGAATATCAACGGGAGCGGCTCCTTGCGATAACCGAAGAAACGAATAAACTATTGATGGCCGAATCCTACAAATTTATTCTTTGGAGTGTTTTAGCTATATTGGCGGTGTTGGCGGTTTTAAAACTGAAAGAAATGTTCGGTCAGGACGACGCGGACGACGATGACGACGGCGGCGGCGGGGGCGGCGGTGGCGGGCTTTTAGCAACAATTCTTGGATGGTTCGGTGTTGGAAGCGTGAAAACAGACGATATTCCCGATAGAACCGAAGATATAAAAGCGGCGTTAAGTTCCGCTGGAGAACAAATGAAAGAAGCCGGAACCAATCTCGCAACAGGTATCACCGAGGGTGCCGATAATTTGGTGAATTCCGCAAATGACGCCGCGACTGGGGCGATTGAGGGCGCGAATAATTTAGTAGATAAAGCAAAAGAAGTGGCATCGGGCGCAATTGATAAAATCGGGGCTGCTGCGTCGTCAGCGACGGCGGCGACGACGACGAGTGTTCAACCTCCCACTACGCCTCAACCAACCACTGGCGGGAAGAAGCATTCCGCGAAGAAGTGGACGCGATAAACGGAGGACGAAATAATAATATAATTAGTATTTAAGGATTGTAATTATATGACGTATCAAATAAGCGAGAAAAACCAAATATTAATCGCATTATTTGCGATTGTTGTATTATGTGCGGGGAAGTTATTCAAGGATTATCTGTTTCGCAAAGGATATGTCGAGGGGATGACGGGTAATTTCATTTTATCGGTGGTGGCTGATGTCCCGTTGTCGAGGCCGGCAGCTAATGCTGTTGATAAAACTTTCAATCTTTATTTTAAAATAAAAATGCCAGCAGCCACCAGCGATATTACGGTTGAATTACCTAATGATAGAAGTAGTGATATTACATTATCCGCCACCGACACCGATTATACACTTTATAGTGTAAATGCTTCTACTGGTGAACTAACAGCAGTTACCCTGGCATCGTCAAATGGGAAAGTATATACTGTTGCTAATTCTTCTAGTCAACCGCCCGTTCCAAGAAAAATAGAGTTCAAAGCAAATCCCCAAATAAGTATTAATGACATTATCCAAATAGGCATTAAGGGGATAATAAAGCCAAAAAACCAACCTACAGGCAACGACCCGTTCGGCCCATTCAAAGTAATAATTGGTGGAGTTGATGATGCGAGAACTATTCAGATAACACCAAATAGCGGTGGTTCCTCCACCGCCGCCACCACTTCCGCAATAGAAATACAAAATGCGATTAATTCTATTCAAACGCAATTGAACACTATGGGTTCTTCAGCCGCAGGAAGAACCCAATTACTAAACGCCCAGTCCGCGCTCGTAACTGTAATGGCTTATACATACGGAACCGTGAAAGAAGCCGGAAAAGTCTTTGATTCTGAAGCGCTATATGAAGCCCAGCGAACCGCAATGGAATTCATCGATAAAGAAAAAAAACGTGCGGCAAGTAACGCAACCGCGTTAAAGGAAGATAATTCGAATAAACGACGCATGGCTCAAGTCAATACCTATTATACCCGCAATTATGAAGCCAATACAGAGGTCATGAAGAACATCATTTTTATCTCTGTTGCGCTCATTATATTGGCTATTCTGCGCAACAAAGAGTTGATACCTGATTCTATTTCAACTTTAGGCATTATTTTCGTTCTTATGTTAGGAGGTGTTGTGATTGGATCGCAAGTATTCGACATTATTCGCCGTAACGACCATGATTTTGATAAATACGACTGGACATTTAATGAGAAGGAGCAGAATGATAAGAAGTTTATCCAAACTGATACAGCGAATCTCTCGGAATTGGGAATGGGGATGGCTCCATGCTTTGGTTCTAGCTGTTGTGATAGTGGAACAAGATGGGATGAGACGGCGAAGAAGTGTATCCCTCTTACGGGGAGTGTGAGCGGGACTGCGAGGTGGACAGCCGCCGCTGGTGGTACGCTAACTATTAGATTAACAGTTCCAACTGCGTTGGCGGTGAGCGATACAGTTACAATTAACTTGCCGTCTGGAGTGTTTTCTGGAACTAATCTTGCTGTAAGTAGTGCTAGTAGTGGTTTCACTCTCGCTGGCGGTTCAACTGTCTCGGCACCATTAATCTTCACAAAAACAACATCTGGTATCAACGCCGGCGACCCAGCATCGATTGTGATTACTGGATTGTCCGTAACCCCCGGCGCATCTGCTCTAATGAAAGACCTCACCGTGAAAACATCGAAAGACATCAATTATGTCCGTATTGGTATCACGGGCATTTAACTCACACCACCGTAATTATAATCTAACAAATATAGTAGTTATATTATAATAAAAAACAATTCATATAGATAAATGGGTATCGATTTTAATGACGCAGAGGGGATAGACCCCGCTCTTTTAGAACAAGCCAAAAAGGGCGAAGAAATGATGAAAAAAACAGCGGCTACTGACGGAGAAACCATGAAAATATCCGGCGGCGGCAGCGGCGGTAGCGGCGGCAGCGGCGACCTTCCATTTGACCAAGTCCTTCAACAATCGCAAAATGATATTACAAAAGTAAAACAAATTCTCTCGATGGGCGGGTTTAAAGGCCCAGAAAAATGTAAATACGAAACAAGTCTCGCCCACGCAGAATGGGTTCAAGCAAGAAATCTAGAAAAAAAATGTGCAAACGATGTGAAAGATAAAAGTGTGAAATATACGGCTTTAGTGAATGGAAAGGCACAGACCCATGAAATAAATAAAGCCCATAAAGAATGGACTGATATTCGCGAAAAATGTGGCAAAAGTAGTTCGGCTTTAATAGAACGGGCGAATAAATATGTCGAAACCGACCGGCGGTGTCGTGCGAATAAAGCGGCGGATGATTCTATTTACCCTTCCATTACGTTGGATGGGGCGAAGGCGGGGTTTACGAATATGGTCGAGGGCTTTTTTGGAAATAGTAACAACAGCATAAAAGAGGGGTTTGATTTTTATAATGGTTCGGGGAATAATGACGGTAACAAGGTGGTGGATACGGACGTCCTGAAATTCAATAAACGCCTACCAAGATACGCCGACTCAACAAGCAATAGGGCTAATAATAATGACATATCGAACACAATGCTCCCATGGGGCGATTATTATATTAACTGTACCGGTGATGATATCCAAAAAGGATTGTGCGAAAATGCCAATCAACAAATAGATAAATACGCAAATACAATCAATACTCTATTTGATAGAGCAGATGATTTATTGAATATATATTATAAATTATCGACACTCGAGGGCCAGTCGCCTGAAAAATTAAACGAGATTTTACTTAGCGATAAAAACATTAAATCAGTTATAGAAAATCAAAAGAAAAATATCGCATTATACAAGCAAAACGCTTTGTATGACTATGACGAATATAATAGTCTCGCGTTTTACGAGGATTTGGTCATGTTTCTTTACTACGCGGTCTTTGCGATTTTCGTGGTTATGTCTCTCCGTGAGTTCTTTTCATCCGCTGGAGGGTCTTACGATAAACGCAATATTATTATATTGATATTATTAGGTATTTATCCGAAATACATATTAACAGTTGTATTGTGGATATTGAACGGTCTTACAAGCATAACGGAATTGCTCGGGTTGAAGAATGTGCGGTTTTGGGGTGCGTAAATACGCGTCTTACGCGTCGTCGTTGCCTTCGCCCTCATTTTCGTCGTCGTCGTCGTCGTCGTCGTCGTCGTCTTCGTATATGATACGACACTTCCGCCAACCTTTCGTGGTTAGTTTTCCAAATTTCTTCGTCATATAGTCGTAGAGTTCGTTTCCTTTCGGGATATTCTTGCCATGTTGAACAACATACCATTTCTTAAACTCTTCATATACCTCGGTCTTCTTGATATACGTATCTTCATCCGCCACACGAATCTTGTCTCGCAAGAACTCCGAGAGATAGTCTTGTGTATTACGATACTTATTGCTACTCGCAGTAACCGCGGCACATGTTCGCACTTTTCCATCCGTTTCAAATGCCTTCTTGACGAGCATCGCCATAAAGACATTTACCCACGCTTTGATTTTGACATCCAGATTCTTGTCGATAAGGAACTGATACGGTTCTTCGGGGTCGTCGGTTTTCGGCTCTTCGCAGAATTTCGATTTATAAGGGCAAAGACGGATACGACGCCACGTCCCGTCATCGTTGCTCTTAATATCAAACAGCACATTCGTGCATACGACCAACTTGAACTGCGGGACGAATGTAATCGTATTCTTGAAGAGGGCACGGGCTGTCATATCGTCGCCACCGGTGATTTCTTTCAAGATACCTTCATTGATGCGGTCGCCCTTCGTCGGTTCCTGCATAACCGCATATCGCACACCCTTGAGAACGGCGAGTTCTGGTGAAGCGCCGCCAATCATCGCACGTTTCTGTGTGACCGCCGTGATGGGGAGAACCGCCTTATATTCGCCAAGGCACGCCGACATCAACTCGATGAGTTTCGATTTACCATTGCTTCCACCACCAATATAAATATTGAATGTCTGTTCGCGGTTCGTGCCAATGAGCGTCGAAGCGAGGTGCTCCCACATATACGTCCGCAGTTCCTCTTCTGGGAAGAGTTGTGCCATAAACTCATTAATTTCATTGATGTATGTTCGGTGCTTCTCGGCATCGAGGGGGATATAATCGATTTTGGTAGTCTTCGAGAGATTGTCGTCTGGCTGTCCGCGGCGAAATGTCCGCGTCTTAAAATCAATGACACCATTCTTAAAACAAAGGAGTTCTGGGCGTGTATCTATTTTCTCCTCAAAATCCTTGTCATAGAATTGCTCACGCACCTCGCGCATAATATTGTTCTTGAAACTCGTCGTCTTCAGTTTCGTACAAATATCCACGATACGACGCGACCGTTTCCGTGCGGAGGTGTATTGGTCGCATGTTGGGTCGAGCCCTGATGTCAAATCCATAATCTCGCGGTGCTTCTTCGTATAAATATCGTGCATGTCCTTCGAGATGAGTGCGCGGAGTGAATTGCCTTGATCGCATTCTACCCAACGATTCTTCTCGAACTCATACCACACATTATCCTTCACGCTGACGCATACGAAGCGATCCTTGAAAATCGTGTAGAGAACCGTCGCCAAATCCACATCCGTGGATGTGTCGTTGGTCGTTTCATTACAAATGGTTTGATGAATGAAGTTGTCGATCGTTTCGGTGCGAATACGGGCATAATCTTCGGGGCAATCATTCTTCGCCCAATACATAATCGACCGCCGCGTGAGTCCATCGGGGCTATAAGGAAACCCGCACCACGTATCGTAGTTCTTCATTATATCGGTGAAGTTGAATTTCGCGGATTTAGCACTGAACAGCATCCAAGTCAGGAAGAGTTTATCACTTGTATTATGAAGTGCTAAGCCAACACGGAGCCACTTATCGTAGGGGTCGTAGTATTGCGATGGTAGTGCCATCGTATAATAATGGGTTTCGCGGATTTCATACTCTTTCGGTTCAAGCATATTCAACATTATTTCGACCGCCATCGTAAGCTCGGAGTGGTTCGTGATTTTATCCATCATGATTACGCCATTATGCGACATATTTGCGGCATTGATAGAGTTACTCCCGCCACTATCGCCGCCAGTGACAACGAGTCTCAGACGCTTTCCGCCATCTCCGCCGCCGTTTGCCCCGTTTCGGCCACCCGCTGTTCCGCGCTGCTGATTGATGAGTGCGTCATATTCGGCTTTTATGGTAGGATTGTTCGGTAGAATCGAAAATGACGGATAACCTGTATCGATTGCCCCCGGCGCACCACTTGCCGCCGTTTGAACCGATAATTTCGCGAACTGCTCTTTTACGTTGAATTTGCTGGGTTTTTCCTCCTGACACATCCACGCACCCTCCATATCATCTGGGTCGTGCATCATGATGAAATGATACTTCAGCATATACGCCTTATGCCCGGGCTTGCGTGAGCCGTATAACTGCCAATTGGTATGACCACGCGATATTCCTTCATCCAGAACATCATTCCACGAATTCGTGATAGGAATATCCGTCCAAATCTCCGGAAGTTCTTTCAACATTCGCGTGCGCAACATTCGCTGAATCGGGCGGTCTACGCTGGCGCCAATTATCATATGAATTCCGTCTTTTGTTACATCGTCCAGCTCATTGACTTCGCTTTTCTCGAAGATATAAATCGGGATACTGGCGTCGCTGGGGATTTCAACGATTGCTTCGAGCGTCTGGATATATGACTGTATCATATCCAATACATGTTCTTTGGAATGCTGGCGCTTGGTGATACTCGTGTCATACCTGAAATCGAAATCTACGGCGATTATACCTCGTTCTGGGGTCTGTTTTTCTGTAAGGAACTCCTGTTTTCCGTTTTCAAACACATGCGTATAATATTTCCGCCAGAAGACCGGTAATATCCCCGGCGGAATCGTATAAACTCCGCCATGGACATTCAACGCCTTATCCCCGATTCTGGTATGCGTATAAGCCTCGCCTGGCTTCGATATATGGTGCCTCATAAATTGTTCATACGTCATCCCCGCGCAAAGAGACTGGTATGACGCGGCCGTCGGGTCGGTGGCGGCGACGGTGGTAGTGGTGTTCGACGCCGACGCCACCGCGTTAGTGGCCGGTGTATTCCCTTCGTGAATAATCGATGTCATTCGTCGGGTGTGTCTATTGCTTGTAAAAACTAAATTGGTAGGTTCAAGATTCAATTTTGTTCGGGTTATGAATTGAAAATTGTAAAACCTTCAGTTTATATACTCCATAGGTTTTTTCTCTAAATCTGATCCCCCAAAAACGGCCCTTTGACTTTTACGTTGCAAAAAACCGTCAAAAAAGGGGGATGCTTTATTTGTCCGTTTTCTGGGCGCAGGACTTTTGTAAAAAAAGTGTTTTAGACGGTGGATTTTTTTTTCGGGTTTGGATTTTCCGTTTTGTGACGATATATCGTCAGGGGTAAAATAATGAGAGCATAATGGTCACAGTGTTTTACTATATTTATTATAATGTTGCTGGGGTTATCGTCACAAAAGGGGCGGGTTCGCTCGAGGGGGTGGAGGGGGGAGGGAGCATGGCGGAGGCGCCACCGAGGTCTTTTGGGAATCTCCTTGTTCGGTGGAACCGGATTACTTTGGATTTCTCTCTTGTCAGCCAAAAATATTCCGTTCAAAACTCTTCTTTTCCACGTTTTCTTAATTCAAACGCACATATTATATATTTATCTACCACCCCAAACAGTTCTAAAGTTTTCAAGAGGATTATCGTAATGAATATTTAGTTTATCAAATAAATCATTTCTAATAAAAAACATATTACCTGTATGTAAAATAAATTTGTATCCTTTTTCAATTCCTAAATCATATGTTGGTTTAAATCCAGTTCCCTCATATTTATTAGGATCATGAATATGATTATTATTATCAGTATTAATAGAAGAATTTATTTCAATTATAACTATTTTAGGATTATATGTTTTTAAACTTTTCCAAACTTGATAGTCATAAGAGTCAATATCTATAGATAATATATCAAAATCAATTGGTATATTTGTTTTTTTTAATAAATTGTCTAAAGAATTTTGAGTATCATTATAATCAACAAATGCATTTATAGGAATTATATTATTATATTTGTTTACTGTTTTTAATAAATCGCTGTATTTATTTACGTCACCTTCAATAAATACGGCATTAAACCCTTTTTTAACTAAATTGAACGTATTTGATAAGTGAATACCATCCCATGCTCCAAATTCACACACCCATCCATTATTTATATTTAATCTTTTTAGAAGTTCCTCTATTATTCCATCTTCTCCATTTTGAGAATAAATATTTTTAGCATAAGTGCTGTAAAAACGATTTGTATAAAGTTTTGACATAATATAATATTATACTTATTTTATCTTATATTATCTTATCTTTATATTATATTTAACACAAACGTTTTTATTATTTCACGTATTATTACTTATGTAATATTATTACTTATGTAATATTTCTATATAAATTGGGGCATGGCCATTATGTTTCAAAGATAAAACTGGTCGAAAATATTTCGTTTAAAACGGCCGAAGGCTAGAATAAACGAAGGAATTAGACCCCCTATTTTTGGACATTTTTGGACGGCCCAGAAATGTCCATTTTGCCCTTTGTGCGTGGGAGTTTTGAAAATACGAATCAAAAACACCCAAAAACGGGGTTGTGACCATAATGCTCACAAAACGTATTTTCAGCATCAAAAACATGTGACTGAACTTTTTTGAAGGATTGGGGGCTGCGTTCATTTTGGTAGGTTAAAATGGGACATTTATGTATAAGGATATTTAGGGTAAGGTAAAAAAAATGAGTTTATCATTAAATGGTAAAAAAAATGAGCATAGGTATGAATGTAAGATTTGTGACTTTGTATGCTGTTACAAAAGTAACTATGATATACATCTTTCTACACGCAAACATATAACAATGGTAAAAAATGAGGAATTAGCAAAAGATACGACCCATCCTGTTATATCATCACAAGTAGATACCTCGACCACTGAAACTATACACACTTGTAAATACTGTAATAAACGATATGCTCATCTTTCTGGTTTGAGCCGTCATAAGAAAATGTGTATTACACCCAAACTGGTAAATCATGAAGACTCTGTTACTACGTTGGACGATACAATGCCTATAAATGATATTATACGTAAACCCCCAAATAATAATCTTGAAAAAAATAACGATAATACAAACCAAGACCTCGTCGCTGAAAACCGGGAAATGAGGGTCATGATGATGACATTGATGACAACCCATTCCGCCCAATTACAGACACTCATGACAAACAATACCCAATTACAGTCGCAGATGTTGGAAATGATGAAGGCATCGCAGATAACCGCAACAAACCCTACGGCGACAGGTATCGCATCAAATGTTACAGGAGACCATAACGCTGTCAACAGCCACAACAACACATTCAACATGAACATGTTCCTCAACGAGAAGTGTAAGGATGCGATGAACATGAAGGATTTCGTGAATTCCATTGAGTTGAATATGACCGATATGGAAAATGTCGGCAGGCTTGGCTATGTGGAGGGAATGTCGAATATCTTCATAGACAACCTCCAAAAAACAGATATATACAAACGTCCGGTTCATTGTAGTGATATCAAGCGTGAAACCTTATACGTGAAGGAGAACAACGAGTGGCAACGCGACGGACCAAACCACGAAAAAATGACAAATGCGGTCTTGGCGGTGGAACAGAAGAATGTGGCCCTAGTGAATGAATGGGCCAAGGCCAATCCGCGATGTATGAATAGCAACACCCGAGAGAATGAAAAATACTTCAAGTTGTCAAGGATTGTCACCGACGGTGAAAAAGGAGGGGAATATAGATAAGGTGATACGCAAAGTAGCGAAGAAGGTGACGATTGACAAGGAACCGTCCGCGTCGCAACTCGAATAACCGCGAATGCGATAATTTATCTTTTTCAGTCGAAAATATTTCGTTCAAAACGGCCGAAGGCAAGAATAGACGAAGGAATTAGACCCCCTATTTTTGGACATTTTTGGACGGCCCAAAAATGTCCATTTTGCCCTTTGTGCGTGGGAGTTTTGAAAACACGAATCAAAAACACCAAAAAATGGGGTTGTGACCATAATGCTCACAAAACGTATTTTCAGCATTAAAAACCTGTGACTGAACTTTTTTGAAGGGTCGGAGGCTGCGTCCATTTTGATGGGTTAAAATGGGACATTTATGTATAAGGATATATAAGATTATTATAAGATTCTTATAAGATTATATTATAAGATTTAGGATATATAAGATTATTATAAGATTATGCCCAAAACATATATTGATTATTCCAATACTATTATCTATAAAATAACATGTAAAGACGAAACTGTTAGTGACATATATGTAGGATATACCACTAATTTTGTCCAGAGGAAATATGCTCATAAGATTAGTTGTACAAACGGTACAACTAACATAAGCAATTGTAAATTATATCAAATGATAAGAAATAATGGTGGATGGAATAACTGGAAAATGGAAATAATTGACATTATTAACTGTAAAGACCATTATGAAGCGAAAAAGAAAGAACAAGAATATGGCGTATTATTAAAAGCAACCTTAAATAGTGTAGAGCCACTACCTCGCCCACGAAGAACAAAATATCGTTTTTATTGTGAAAAGTGTCACTTCAAATGCTCGAAACAAAGTATATATAACAAGCATTTAGATACAATAAAGCATAAACAAGATATATCGGTATGTAGTATAATGAACTATGAAACTTACCCAGAGACAGACACAGACACAGAGACAGACACAGAGACAGAGACAGAGACAGAGACAGACACAAACACAAACACAGCCACAGAGACAGATACCGTAGATGAAATTTCGCATACAGATAATGTTATTATACGCAAGAAACCATCAAGCACGGAAGACCAATCGACCAAGAAATTAAAACGCCTTAGTGCCGAAAATAGTGAAATGAAAATGAAGATGAATATCATGTTACAAATGATGGCTTCAAATATGGCTTCAAATACAACGTTTCAAACACACATAATGGAACTAATAAAAACGAAGGATTCTCAAAATATTACGACACCGTGTTCATCTATATCTGGAGGTGTCGCCTTAAATGGCGACAATCCCACATTTAATTCCACCAACAACAGCCACAACAACACATTCAACATGAACATGTTCCTCAACGAGAAGTGTAAGGATGCAATGAACATGAAGGATTTCGTGAATTCCATTGAATTGAATATGACGGATATGGAAAATGTCGGCAGGCTTGGCTATGTGGAGGGAATGTCGAATATCTTCATAGACAATCTCCAGAAGACCGATATATACAAACGCCCCGTGCATTGTAGCGATGTGAAGCGCGAAACCTTATACGTGAAGGAGAACAACGAGTGGCAACGCGATGGTCCAAACCATGAAAAAATGACAAATGCGGTCTTGGCGGTGGAACAGAAGAATGTGGCCCTAGTGAATGAATGGGCCAAGGCCAATCCGCGATGTATGAATAGTAACACCCGAGAGAATGAAAAATACTTTAAGTTGTCAAGGATTGTCACCGACGGTGAAAAGGAAGGGAATATAGATAAGGTGATACGCAAGGTAGCGAAGAAGGTGACGATTGACAAGGAACCGTCCGCGTCGCAACTCGAATAACCGCGAATGCGATAATTTATCTTTTTCAGTCGAAAATATTTCGTTCAAAACGGCCGAAGGCAAGAATAGACGA